AGTAATTACTGACACATCAAGCCAAGGTAGTGAAGTGTTTAGTACACAACTTGAATTCGGAGATATTGTTCCAAACATTCAAAGTCATGCAGAATTTTTACAATTAAATTTTGATCTTGATTACGGCACAATAACTGCACCGGTTACATTCGGTAGTGATATGGGGACTATATTATAATATGTCTAATTGGACACAAGCATCTGGAACAACTTTAGTTACGACTAATGAAGAAGAAACTATTTCCGTAGGATTACCTCTTACTTCAGGTATAAGTCCAACTATATCTATTATAGCAGGTTCGTTACCTCCTGGTCTTAGAATATTTCAAAATAACATTATTGGCACTCCAAAACAAGTTGAGCGTGAAAGTACATTTACTTTTGTATTACGTGCAACAGTTAATAATGTAATTGACGATAGAACATTTAAAATTGTAGTTAAAGGACCTGATGATCCTTTATGGAAAACTAAAGAAGGAAGATTGTCAGTAGGTAATTCTCCTATTAACAATAGATTTTTTATTTTAGATAATGAGATAATTGACTTTCAATTAGTAGCAACAGACGTTGATTTACCGGAAGGCAAAAGTTTAGAGTTTTGGATTGATAAGGGTGACGGTGAATTACCACCAGGAATAAGCATGAGTAAAACTGGTAAACTATCTGGTGTTGTTGAACCTTTACTTGCATTAGATAAAAGATCAAAACTAGGACAATATGATACAACAAACTACGATATGTACTTACATGACTTTTCAAACAAAAGTAGTTTATTTTATCAAGGGCAACTTATAAACAATTATGTATACAATCCACCAAAAAAATTAAACAGACATTATGATTTTAAAGTTAGTGTAAGTGACGGACTTGCAGTTGTAAAAAGAAATTTCACTATATTTGTTGTAGGCGAAGACTTCCTACGTGCGGATAACATTGTTGTACAAGTTGCAACAGGAGTGTTTACTGCTGATAACACTTATATAAGAACACCAATTTGGATTACTCCAGGCGACTTTGGATTCCGTAGAGCAAACAACTATATTACATTATTCTTAGAAGTACTAAAAAACGAAAATCAAGAAGGTGCAATAAATTACAGATTAATGCCAACTAATGATGATGGTACAACTAGTAAAGTTCCAGTTGGAATGGCAATTGATGTAAACACTGGAGAAATAGCAGGAAGAGTTGCATACCAACCAGCAATTACAACACAGTACAAATTTACAGTAAGAGCAGAACTTTTACTTAGACAAGATAATAAACTCATTGTTGCTACATTCAAAGATAAAACATTCACAGTACAATTATTAGGTGATGTGGATAGTAGCATTGCATGGACTAGTAAAACAAAATTAGGAACTATACCTGCAAATCAAATAAGTGTATTTAAAGTTCAAGGTACTACTACTGTACCTGATGCTCCTTTATTCTATAGACTAGTCAGTGGACGTTTGCCTCCAGGACTTACACTTGAATACAATGGAGAAATTACAGGCACAGTTAGACAATTTGGTCAAATAACGCCTACAGTAATTACAGGTCTTACATTCTTTGATAATGATGATATGACATTTGATAATGATACTACAAGTATTGATAGAATCTATAAATTTGTTGTTGAAGCACAAGATAGGTTTGGATTTAGTGCAGTCACAAAAGAGTTTAGTATTGAAGTAATTGATGATGACGATACACAATATAGTAACTTGTATATGAAACCATTTTTAAAAGAATCTAAACGATCAGAGTATCAAGCATTTATAAGTGATCCTGCAAACTTTCCACCAACAAGTATATATAGACCAAATGATCCAAATTTTGGAATACAACGTGATATTAAAATTTTAGCATATGCAGTTATTTAAACAAAAACTATAAACGACTTTGCTATAGCAAGTCAAAAATGGCATAGAAAACGCAGATTTAATCTTGGTGCTCTTAAAAGTGCAGTAGCAAAAACACCAGGTACACAAGAAGTAGTATATGAAGTTGTATATGTAGAACTCATTGATCCAGCAAAAGCAAAAGTAGGCGAAACAAAAAAGTCATTTGTACAACAAGGTTCAATGCAACTAAAAGCAGACTTAGCACAGCGAAGTAATCATAAACAAGGAACTCCAACATTACTTGATGGATCTAGTGTCAATAGAAATACTGAACAGTATAAATTTATGACTGACGATACACAATTAGATTTAGGTGATACTGTAAACACAATAGCAACAAATGAAACACTAACAGCAACAGCAAACACAGATTCAGACCCGTTTGTATTTGGTGAAGATAATGTTGTAAAAGCAGATAGTGATGCTGTATTAGCAAGTGGGGGTCAAGGTAAAAAATATATTAGTAATATAACTAATATGCAAGATAGTATAAAAGCATTAGGGCGTACAGAATACGACTTTTTACCATTATGGATGCGTACTCCACAAGTTGCTGGAGAACAAGAAACAGGCTTTACACTAGCAATACCTTTATGTTACTGTAAGCCAGGTACAAGTGACGAAATAATGATTAACTTAAGAAATAGAACATACGATTTCAAAGATTTAGAAATATATTGTGTTCGGAAAATATAATTATAATGCGTAACACTGATAAATATGTGTAGGAGAATAAGATATGGCCATTACAACAAGCAGTTCTAATATTGGAACAATTAATGCAGATTATCCTGTTGCAGGACAAGATAACGACTCGCAAGGTTTTAGAGATAATTTCACTAAAATTAAAGCAGAACTAACAAATACCCATGCTGACTTAACAGCATTAGATACAAATACAGTAAAGAATAATGATGCTGAAACTGACATGCAAGGAAACACTATTAAGAATGTAACATTTCTTAGAGGTACAAGCAAGTTTTACAGTGGTGGTGTATTAAGTAGTGCAGGTGTTAGACCAGTAAGTTTTGAAATAGCAACATATCATTCTTATACAATTAATAGTACAGGTATTACATTAGAACTTGCAGATTGGCCAGCAAGTGGTAAGTATGCTGAAGTATGGTTAGAACTACGCGGACGTGGGCAAGCAGACACTGTAACATTTTCTACAGCAAATAGTGGTTCAATCAAGGTAGCAACAGGATTTGCACATCCAGCAACTATTGACGATAATGTACATCCATATATCTATAGATTTTGGACAATTGACGGCGGGCAAACAGTCTACGGAGAATATTTAGGTGAGTTCGATACCGTCCTTTAATCCATTAGTACAAAGTTTTGACGAATTATCTGATAACGAATTAGAAGAAAAAATTCTTACTCTAAATAAAAAATTCTGGATGACACAAAATCCACAAGTCAAAGAACAAATTACAGCCATCCTTGACATGTATAAAGCAGAGATGGAAGGCCGTAGAGCCAAACCAAAAATAAAAAGCCAAGATGGCGATAATTCACTTGACAATCTGATTAATATCAGTTAAAATACTTGTATGATTATGAAAACAGACGAACTAGGTATTCCACGATTCTCTAATAAAGATCTTATTGATATGATCTATACAGGTCATGCTGATAAGTGCCATGTAGTTCTCTGTGATGCAGACGACGATATAGACAAGTTCAATGTCGCTATGGAAGAACAAGGCTTTGATAAACTACAAAAATATATTCCATTAGATGTAGATCAACAAACTTTTGACGGTGTATGTCAAAGTGAATGGTTTATGCCTGATGAATACAAAGACATCAATGTATATGAATATGTACTAGGCAAAGCAAAAACACCCTGCCCACAACACGTACAAGATCGTATATGGGAAGAAATGGAAGCATATGGCGAACGTGATATGCATAATCTATTACGCTATATGATCTATCTTGTAGACTTTATGCGTGAGAACAACATTCTATGGGGTGTAGGACGTGGATCAAGTGTAGCAAGTTATGTGCTATACTTAATAGGTGTACATAAGGTAGATTCAATCCAGTTTGACCTGGATTGGAGAGAGTTCCTGAGATAAGTACTATTATAATAAAGGAGGTATATTATGCCTGTAAGACAACAACAAAAGAAAACTTACCAAACTTTCCAAGGTAAGAAAATCGATATGGATACGTTGCGTCAGCGAAATGAATTGACTCCAGCAGTAGGTAACGCTCGTGTAAATGCACGTGGCGACGAACTTGGTCCTGGTGGCAAAATCATTAAAAATCGTGATGAGGTAATTCGTGATTATTACGAAGAACATCCGCAAGCGGCTCCAGACGAAGTAGCACAAGTAGAACAGCCTGTTGAAGAAGTAGCAGAACCTGTTCAAACAAAGGCCCAAAAGAAGTCAGCAGAAAATGCTAAAAAAGCAAAAGCAGTTGAAGCGTCAGACGCTGAAGATGATTGGGTTGAAGATGAAGACGGCAATTTTGTAAAAAGAGGTGACTAGTGGATACGTTAGCAAAGTTTGAAGGAAGTTTAACAGCAGTCGGTAACCGAGTGTTAGTAAGTGATATGGAGTTTGGTGAACAAACTACCAAAGGCGGAATTATCTTAACAAGTGATGATGGCAATGTAAGAGGCATCTATCCACGTTGGGGTAAAGTACATTCAAAAGGACCAAGAAATGAAGATCCTTATGAAATTGGTCAATGGGTACTTATAGAACACGGTCGTTGGACACGTGGAGTAACTATGACTAATGACGGTGAAGATGAAATAGTATTACGTATGGTCGAATCTGAAAGTATCTTAGCATATGCAGATGAGAAACCAGATGATGTACTAATGAGTACAAGTAGTATAGGTGACTATTCTCCTGACGCAGTTGACCCAAGCGGGTTTGTTAACCCTAACTAGAAAGAAGCAAAATTGGAAAACGTAGATTTAAAAAAATATGAAAACTTTGTAGCAACAGTAACATCTGCACAAAGTAACGAAACAAAGGCACTTAATAACCAACTAGAGGCACTAGAAAATGAAAGTGGTGTAAACATGGCACTACTTCTAACAGGCGGAATCGGCCTGTCATCGGAAACTGGAGAATTTAATGAGATTGTTAAAAAATGCATATTCCAAGGCAAACCACTTAACGATGAAACTATATTTCATGCTAAACGAGAACTT